CTTTTTCTACGTTGCCACGCAGTCCCGCCTTCATGTATGTAGTAGCTCGACCTTCAAAGAAGTTCTGATGTTCTACACCTAGTACATCGTCTAACCAATCTAATGGATTATCTTTTACATTGTAGTTAGGTTTTAATCCTAGCTGTAACAGCCTACGATCTGCAATGTATCTGATGTACTGCTGCATCTCTTTCTTTGTTAGTCCACGTATGTCACCTTGTTCAAACACAAGATCCAAGAACCTATCCTCTAGGTCAACCATTTCACGACATGCCTGATAGATCTCAGCTTTGAAGTCATCAGTCCATAGTTCAATGTTTTCTTGAATAAACTCTCTGAATAGCTTTGTCATTGCTTCTACGTGCATAGACTCGTCACGTATGCTGTATGTAATAATCTGTCCCATGCCTTTCATCTTACCAAAGCGAGGGAAGTTTAGCAATACGATAAAACTGGAGAATAGCTGTAGTCCTTCAGTGAACGCAGAGTAGATAGCTAGTGCTTTAGCAATGGACTGTCTATCGCCCTTAGTGACCCGTACAGCGTCGATATACTCATGCTTGTCAGCCATAGCCTCGTACTCTGCAAACGCCTTATACTCCACCTCTGGCATTCCTACGGTGTCTAGTAACAGACTGTAGGCGTGTTGATGTATTGATTCCATGTTATGAAAGGCACCCATCATCATACGTGCTTCAGGCTTCTTGAAGATCTTCATATAACGATCAACATAGCCAGACCCCACATCTACATCAGACTGAGTGAACAACCTAAAGATCTGTGTAAGTAAATTCTTTTCTGACTCATGTAGTTCTTGCCAATCTTTCACATCATTGTGCAGCGGTACATCTTCTGGAAACCAGTGCATCTGATTCTGCTGTGAGTAGTAGTCGAACATCCAAGGATGCTCAAATGGTTTGTAATAATCTCTTGTATCTAATAAGCTCATTGTTTCTCCACTGGGAATGCGTTTAAATTTGCAGCTACAGTACGGCGCTCTCCTTCGCCTTTGAATGGGTATACCATGTGTTGTAGCCACGAAGGAAAGAAGTATATCTTACCTATCTCTGGTTTAAATACTACTGCCTGTGTAGGCTTTAGTCGTTCTTTATCATTAACTGCACTTTGACCATAAACAAACTCTAGAAAGCCATCAACACACCCTGAAGCGTTGTAGTAACTAAAATCTCCTATGTGTGGTGCGTTTAATTTTTCTATTTGTTCTGGTACTTTAGTCCACGTTGTACAGCTAATCCCCATTATAGTCTTAGTGCCGTGGTCATGTATAGGATTATAGTCACCTTCGTAGCTGTGTACAGACCATAACTCATCTATGTCTATCTGTCTATCACCATCTAGTGCTTGTCCTGTGTTCTCAAAGAACTGGCCAACGTAGTGTACAGCCATGTTCTGTAGGTACGCTCTAACGTGTTGTAAGTCCTTATGAGTGTGATCCATGCGTAACTGCTCACCCGCCTGTATTTGTCCTACAAGAGTATCAGCAGCAGTAAGTCTGTCCTCCTGTAACAGTAGGTCATCTAGAAAAGTATTTAAAGTATCTACATGCTCTATGGGAAAGTCTGCCTCCATCATAAACACAGAAGGTAGTGGCAGCATTTTATATTTTATTTCACTCATTAAACGCAGTCTCTATAAAAGAAGTCTCTAATACAACTAGTTTATCTTCTGCTTCAGCTATCTTACCTACTAACTCGTCCATAGTTTCAAGCATTGTATGCTCTCCTACGGCTGCTGGATTCTCAAGATAGTTTTTAAGCTCTGAAGCAGCCCAGATAATCTGAGCTTTGTACATGCTCTTCAGTGCTTTTATTTTGTGGTCTTCCATTTTTCTTTTAACTCCTTTTCATTTCTAGCAGTCCATATTCTAAAACTAAGTTTGTCTTGTTTGTTGTGATTCATTGCGTACTCAGCCCACTGCTGGATACAAAAGTTTTTAAACTTAGTATCCTCAACTTCTTTTGCAGCGTAGAATTCTTTGAACTCTTCGTAAGACGCAAGCCTATCTTCTTCCCATATATAATACTTACAATCTTCTATGGGATGCTTAGACATGTTTGGTCTTCTTTCTGCATTCACAAATCATATGGGGGCCATATTTCCTACATACTGCTATGTCAGAATCTGGACACTTTGTATTTTTAGGACTGTAGTAATCCCACTGGCTGCGCTGTGTACCGTCTGTAGCACAAGCAGGTAGTAACAATAGTAAAAATAATAATTTAACCTTCACAGCTTAAACACTCCCCTTCTTCTAAGTTAATTCTTGGTATTTTGATGTTAACATTCTCTGTATTTCTAGCTGCATTAGAGCGTAGGTAATACATAGATTTGAGTTTGTTAGCTCCTGCCCAATGTACGCTATTAATATATTCCAGATACTCATCATGTACCTCCTGATCTGCTGTAGCTGGTGGCGGTATGAAAAATAAGTTTACTGACTGTGCTTGACAGACATACTTTTGTCTTTGGAGCGCGTGTTCAACAACCCATATCTGGTTAATAGAAGGTGCGGTTTTAAAGACTTCTTTCTCTTCTTCAGATAACGCTTCCAAAGTTTCCACAGAGCCTTCATTAGCTGCGATTTCTTTCCAAGTCTTTTCAGTATTGATGCCTTTCTCATCTAGTAGTTTCTCCAAGTACTTGTTCTTTACTTTGTAAGAACCTGTTAAAGTCTTGTGCGTAAATACGTTAGCCCTCGTAGGCTCAATACTAGGGCTTGTTCCACCACATATAATACTGCTGCTGGCATTAGGAGCAATAGCAAGCAGATGTGAGTTACGCAGACCACTGCCAACCATATCAGGAGCTTCACCCCTAGATCCAGCCAACTGTACACTAGCTTCAGTAGCTCTTTCCTTGATATGTTTAAAGGATCTATTGTTAAAGCTGGCAGCGTACATTCCTTCAAAAGGGATTCCATTACGTTGAAGATAAGAATGAAAGCCCATCGCACCAAGACCAATCGCACGTTCTCTATATGCACTATAAGCGGCTTTTGCAAAACCTTTTTTATCCAAGTCAACATGATACTTAAACTCCTGTAAGGTATCGCACTGTTCTAAAATACCTACTGTTTGTATAGCATTATTAATAAAATGTTCTAGTGTGTTATCCAGCATGGTAACTAGGTCACTAATGAATAACTCATCGTCTTTCCACTCATCAAAGTATTCTAGGTTAACACTGGACAGGCAGCAAACTGCTGTGCGCTCTTCACTAGTAGGCAAGGTAATCTCAGAACATAAATTACTTTGACGTACTTTGAGTCCTAAGTCTTTCTGCTGCTGTGGTAAGGCTTCGTTGCAGCGGTCAAGGTTAACAATATATGGCTCGCCTGTTTCTGCTCTGGTGTGTATTAGCTGCCACCATAAGTCACGCGCTTGAATTGTTTTAATTGCTTGCTTTGATTTAGGGTCAATGAGTCTCCAAGGTAAGTCGTGCTGTACGGAGTATAAGAACTCATCAGATATACTGACACCGTTATGCAGGTTAAGGCACTTGCGATTGAGATCACCTCCAGTAGTCTTCCGCATTGCAATAAACTCTTCAATTTCTGGATGACTAATATCCATGTACGCCGCATAAGAACCTCTCCTAGTAACACCTTGATTGAAAGCAAGCATCTGACTGTCTACGACATGCATGAATGGAATGCTACCAGTAGACTCACTGCCGTTAGAAGTAGATACCCCATTACTCCTAACATCACCCCAATATCCACCCAAGCCTCCACCTGAACTTGCCAACCATATGTTCTCATCATAATGATCAGATAGACCACGCCTTGAGTCAGGAACATAATTAAGAAAGCAAGAGATAGGTAAACCACGCTTGGTTCCCCCGTTGCTAAGGATAGGAGTGCTAAACATGAACCAATTAGAACTTGCGTAATTATAAAGTCGCTGTGCAAGATTGAAGTCAGTATGTCCTTCATAAGTAGCACTGTATACAGCAGCCCGTGCGAAAGCTTCTTGAGCATGTGTTTCATCTTCCCAAAAGTATCTGTCTTTTAAAGTTTCTAAAGAGAACTCATTTAGTAGTTCTTCTTTGTCGTAGTCAATCTCTATGCCTAAGTAATTCATCTTCCCAGTTTTTAATGTCATCAATGTCTTCCTTCTCTCTTAACTGTGACTGCCTATACCCTTTGGTACGTGCTTTGTTTTTAGATTGTTTACGCTTTTGAAACCTTTCCCTACGTTCTTCTTTCCTATCCCAAGACATCCTTATTCTCCATCAAGAACTTCAGCAATCGTTCTTCATACCAGCGAGCTTTACGTAAGTCTTCTATAGGTTTACTCTTGTATCTAAATCTCCAGCGATACTTTAGTGAGTTACCTCGTAGGTATCCTATAAACTCATCAGGCGTAAGCATAGCCTCAATAGCTTCTATGCACTCTACATTACCATTATTATAGTGTGGAGGATGCTCTACCATAGTGTTTATTAAGTCAGCATACGATCTACCTAAACTATTATCAGATGTGTTTTTATCATTAGTTTCAGGCTCAAGAGAGTATACGTCATGCACAAACTTATCCCCATACAAGGGATGATCATTAGGCTCATCCCAATCTGATGTATCTTTTCTGTTTAAGTTGTTCCATTCTTCTGGTGTTGCGTCATCAATGCTTTTCATTGCATCTCCAAGTTTGTCTTATCAGTTCGTTGTTTGTACTCTTCAGTCTGCCTAGCTTTAGCATCTATCCAAGATGATGGAATACTTTCCTCACTGTACCATCTGAAGTTATTTGTTTCAGCCCATTCTGCATGAGATCTCTTAGTACCGTCCTTTCTTCTTTTAGCTCCCGGCATAGGAGCAGCAGGGTTAGCAAACAAGAACACAAGCTCAGTGTTTCTAGGTAAAGCTTTTCTAAGCCATATGTATTTACTGTACTCAGCATGATCCCAGAACCTGCCCTTAGATTCAAGAAGTATTCTCTTCTTACCTACAATCTTAAAGAAGTCTGGCTCGTATGTATGCTCTGTAACATACGGTACTTTCTCTGTGTGATGTTCCCAGTATTTAAGTATGCCTTCATGCAATACTGCTTCCCATATTGAATCGTATGAGCTTCCATCAGGCTTTCTATACTTTTTAGGTCTAGGTACTCTAGGCTTACGCGCTGCCATCTACTAGGTTCCTTCTATGTACAGCATCTCGCTGACTGTTCGCTATTAAATTAAGATCACTAAGAGTAACGGATTC